CTGAAGCACGGGGAAAGATCACCTCTTACTTTGATCTGAAGCACTCCGTGGATACCACTGTGCGAACCATCAATCTACTGGAGAAGCAAGCCGATCCAAACCTGCCAGCTTACGTTGAGAAGAACGCACAGCTTTACGCTGCACGCGACTTCATGAGTAGCCTGAACAAGCAGATGGATGACCTACAGAAACAAGCCAACATGATTCGTGCTGCACCTATTCCTGCAGATGAGAAGCGAGATATGCTGGCGGAAATTACCAAGGCTCAGAACCTACTGGTAAACGACATCCGGCAGATCCGCAACATCATCAAACCTTGATAAGGCCATTCTCAAAGAGCCATCCAATGGTGGCTCGATGAGCATCCTCCCAAATGTTTAAACGCTCCTGACGGGATAGATCTTTACCTTGGTCTATCTCGTAGTGGCATTTAAAACATAGGGCAGCGATTCGGTAGTCATTGGCCTTGAGGCTTCTGCCTTTGCCGTCACGCATCTGGTTGGAGTGGGCAGCAACTACGGTTCCATCATTGGCCCCGCAGTGCTGACAAGGGCAATCTCGCACCGCCTGCAGCAGCTTGGGACTCCTATACATCCTTGGTCTTCCGAACCTTTTTGAGGGCCACGATGCCATGTTCCTCATCCGCAGACTCTCTGGCATCCATAAAGGCGTTTGCCAGCTTGAGGGCGGTATTGGGAATGCTAGAGGGGTGATCCCCCTTGATCAACAAACCAGTCATGGCAAACATTGCCGCCAAGTCTCTTAGGTTCTGTTCGTGTTCATTCATCTTCTCTCCCTAGCCAAATTTTAAAAGCCCGTTTAATTCCATACCAAAGACTGCGCCGCATCAGTTCCTGCTTCAGCCTTTCGTTCTCCAGTAAAAGCTCGCTGTTGTGCATGGACAATAAATTCCATGCTTTTTGAATGTCATCTTGGTTCATGTCTTATTCCGTGTTCTCTTGGGTGGGGGTGGAACAATCATTGGTGTTAGCTGGTTGACCATCTGCGCCCAACGATCACTGAATGACTCAAACTTGCCTTCGATGACTTCCTGATGCATGGCATCTTCCATCTCTCGCATCTGCAAGATCTTCACGTTTACATCGGGTGATTGGCAACGATCAACCTTCATCATCGCAGCTTGGTATTCGGGTGTGCAGTCAGTGCAGACAAAGGTACTTTTGAGATGGCTTTTAATAGCCAGCGTCTTCCATTCCTTGTACTGCGCCTCATCACTAAAGCAGGGTGGGTAGTTCATATTTAGGCCGGAATGATGCGGTGTGGAGACTCGGCATATGTACGTACAGAACGCTTGTAAACGCCCGAACTAGGTTCATCCACAAACACCCGATCTTTCAGGGACTCCTTGGTCTGGAACATATGAGGGTTCAGGGTCTTGAGTGTTTCGATGTACTCATCCAAATCCTTGTTTGGCGTAGCAGGATAGTCCTTGCCCAGTGGGCGAACCTTGCTCAAAGCCTTGAGCTTGGCACGTTGGTGGTCATTGAATGGGGATACGCAATCAGTCATTTTTTATTCCTTTCAGGTTTAGGGCAATTCTCTGGTGGGGTAACAATGCACCACACTCCGGCAAACTTTCCGTGGGACAGAATCCACCGGTCAATGTATGTGTCCGGCATACATTTCAGGGATCCTAGCGTGGCATCCTTATTCTTACCTGACAACTGGCTAAGTTGCGCTACGGTCAATCCATCATCGTGTAAACGCAATAGATGCCGGAACATTGTTTGATTGGACTTAATCATGTAGCTCCTTTAAGTGAACCCCAATCATCGTACAACCCGCATGATGTAACAAAGGTATGGTCTTCCTTGTTTAATGCCGGATACCAAAACCAGCAAGTGCTTACCTCTACGCTCCGGCACAGGTTGCCGTAGTCATCTGTAAAAAACCAAACTTTTCTCATTTCATATCCTCTTTTTTTTGGTTGCGTTTAGGTAGTGGTAGCCAGCCAATGCACCAGTGGTTGTTCCAGATTCCAGTGGTGCAGATGCCGCCCGTGGTAAGCAACAACAACTTGGTGTTCTCGGGTGGTTTGGGGTCGCCAGCGTGGGGGTAGTTAAATTCCTGCCCACCGGCTAAGTACCTTTGCTCGGTCATTTTTCCGCCCAAACAGCAACGATAAACACGATCAGGATGCAGATGCTAATCCAGTGTTCACTCAGGAAGTCGTAGGCGGTCATAGCTTCACCTTTCGTTTGTGGGCACGCATAAAGTAGCTGACGTTGTCGCCATACGGCGCTTGGAACGTCCAGCACCAGAACAGCTTGCGGAATTTACGTTGCTTCATGTGTTCCAACTTTCTGCCAATGCAACGGCGTTTTCTTTAGTTGTAAATACCGACCCGCGCTTGTCCCGAAAGCGCAGGCAGTTGATGCCCTGTGCGTTGTAGATGCCGTGTAAACCTTCAGGGTATGTGTCGTTCATTGCAAACGGGGTGTACGGGGGTTTAGCAAAGTACGGGTTGGGTTCCGCAGAGCGTATGTCCCCGCATACAAACGTGTCGTATGCAATGCTGATAAGGGCGTCGACCTCAGTCATGTGTTCTCCTTGAGTTGCTTGTTGATTTCGGTGTACGTTGCAGCCCAATGCTTTGCCAGCGCTTCAGGCGGCGTACCTGTTGCTCTTCCTGCAGCAACCACATCCATAATCCCGCGCCAAAAGGCGTTACGTTCTTTGTCCGGTAGGGCTTTTACATGGTCGAGAAGGGTCATGTGTCCCCCATTGCTCGGATTGCTGCTGCAAAATGGAGTCGTGATGGGTAGCTAATGTGGCTTTCACATAACTTCGCACATTGTTCTCGTTCTTTTTCTATCACTAGTTTGGCAAACGCCCATAAAGGTTCAAAGCCACTTTCGCCATGTGCGTATTTCCATCCAGCTTGTTTAGCCAGTTCAATAAGTTCATTTTGTGTCATATTATTTTTTACTTTCTCGTCTAATTTCATTGCAAACTTTACAATTTCTGTGTCCATTTGGTCGGATGTAGGTGTTTGCTTGATTAAATTCATGGCCTCGTATGCAATGCGTCAAATTTGATTTTCCAATTGTGCAAACCCTTTGCTTCTTAGCTGCATCTCTCATGTTGTCAGTTCTGTTACCAAGAAAAAGATGATCTGGATTAACGCAAATTCTGTTGTCGCACTTGTGAAGAACCCATAAACCTTCAGGTATTGGGCCATTTGCCAACACCCATGAATAACGATGCGCCCCAAGACATTTACGACCTTCTTTAATTAAATGCGTAAAAAAGGCCCCGTACCCGTTACCCCTGATGGCACTACGCCATTCCCAGCAACCATCAACGGTTTTATCTACTTTTTCCCAAAATCTTTGGTCAATCGGTTTCATTGCCCTTTGCTTTTTCATGCGCCAACTCCTTTGAAAGATTAAATCGTTCGCACATTCTATCACGCTCGTCGGCACGGATAAGGTCTGCAAACTTTTGAAGGCTATTTAGTTCATCAACTTCAAAATCGCACAGCCCATCACGTCCATACTCAGCCAGCAAAACGACACTCTGGCAACCAGCCTGTTCGGCAAGCTCTTTGTCTCGTTCGTTCATGTATTCTTCTCCTTGAGTTTGGACTCAATCATGTGCGCGGCTGCACGTTCCAATCCAGTTGCAACGCCTATGTGCAATAACTCATCTTCCGTCAACCCGACCCACGGGCGTGAAGGCCACTCCGCTACCGTATCCTCTCGCACCAGCAAAGCAAACTTACGTAGTGCAGGTGTCACATCTTTAATCCCTGCTTCCGCAGCCAGACGGTCTATCTTGTCGATCAGTCGTTCAGTCATGTGTTCTTTTCCTTTAAGGCTTGCTCAATGGCTCGGGCAAATTCATTTGGCCCCATACGCCGGTAGTACGTGTCGTGGATTGTTTGAATTTCCTCATCCGTCAGTCTTACCCACGGGCGTTGCACACACAGAGGTACACAACTTTCACCTACAGACTGTGGCTCAAAGTGCAATTCTTGCTCGCCGCTCTCAAACTCAACAAGCCATGCCACAGGCTCCTGCATTAGCTGTTCTGTAACAAATTCCCTGAAGCACTTGTCAAAATAGTCCTCGTACATTTTTTGTATTTGAGGATGCATAGGCTCCTGTGCTGGCTGTGCCAAGCTGTCGCAATACGCCTCAAGCGCACGGGTATATGCAACGTGGCTTGTGTAGTCTGATTCGATTGGGCGTTTCATGTGTTCTTCTCCTTGAGTTTGGCTTCGATGGCTCGGGCAGTTGGTATATCGTCCGTAAGCCCCATAAATGCGGATTCATTTGTTCCGTATAACGGCCTAACAGCATCAGCAATTTCCTCATCCGTCAGCCCTACCCACGGGCGCTGTACTTTAAGTCGTTCAATCTCTGCCCGTAACTCCGCATTGATTTTTGCTTCTTCAATACCTTTGCGGATTAAATCGCTAGTCACTTGTGTCTCACGGTGTTCCCAATCGCTGTACAGCATATTGGTTCGCGCAAGGAACTCAATCTTCTCGTTAAGCCGCGCCATCTCGGAGTCCCTATCCAGTGCCGCCGCCTTCTTTGGTTTTCGCCCCACCACATGACCATCAATGTCGGTAACGGCTACTTTGTCCTTCGCCATCTGGCGCTTGCTATCAAATCCTGTCATCATGACCCCTCGTAAATGATTGGAATGCTGGTTCCGCTGGTTTGTTTAAACAACAGGAGTGTTGATTGGCCTCCCGCAAAGATTGCCATGCCCAGTTACAGTCTGTGCAAACCCAGTAAGGCGGCTCAGGAGATGGAGGCTGTATTTGTTTGAGCATCACAGCCCCCTGCTCTTGTAGCGCAGATGATCATCAGCCCCTTTGCGGGCTGGCTGTACGCTTTCCGGTACATACACATCCTGCTTCCAAATATTAATGGACGGTGGCAGTGCAACGTCTGGGCCTTTCTCTATCGGGACATAGCCACCCCGCACATACAGCGGAGGGTTTTTATCCCGCAAAGGAGATGGCATTGCACCTAGTCCCATGTGACTGTTTACACGCATTGCTGCGCGCTTCATCAGGTTGGGGTTGCCTCGGTCGAGTTTCATGCGATCACCTCTGCTGCTTTCAGTTTGCCAGTCTCGCCGTCAAAGGTGAGTTTGAGGTTCTCGTGTTCCCAATGCTCCGCTACGCGAACGAAGCCGATATGCTGGCCGCTGGCAAAATACGTGTGACCGCTGGCAAAATACTTTTCAACATAATCAGGCTTTGGTTTGATGCGATACCAACTATCTACATCCCAAGTAGGATTTGTAACATGTTTCCAAGGAGCGTCTGTAGTCCATCGAAATTCAATCTCAGCGCCATCTGCCCATGCTTTGATGAGGTCTGCGTGTTTGTGTGGTGTTTTCAAAATGGTGACTCCTCAAAGTTCTCTGGGTTAAATCGTACTGGTGGTGCTTTTGCCGGCACCGGCATGGGGAATGGGGGAAAGGGCCAAGTCATTTCTCCTCCCTAATCTCCAAGCACTCCAGCAACTTCTCCAGATAATGCTTGGCCTTGAGTACGTCTTTCAGACCATCCTTGTCCTTGTAACGGGCAATGTACTTGATGACATTCCCACGCAGAAAACCCTCAAACTGCTCGGGTGTCATCCATGACTCCATTGCTGTCCACGGCTGTATGGTTTTCTCTTTGTAGTGGTTACCGCCTACCTGCGTTTCGCTTGCTAGGGGTTGATTCATTTCAATACCTTATCAATGATTGATGGAGTACAGGTCTTTGGCGGGATGTAAGTAGCCCATGTATACCCAATCCAGAACATGACAAATGCTACAAGCCCCGTCAGTACCAGTGTGCGGTAGATAAGCTCCCAACCCGCCTTCCACAGGTCGAGTTCTCGTTCCATGCTCATGACTGCACCTTAACGGCGCGTTCAGCTTTCCGCTTCTGGTAGTACTCTCGGCTGTAGTCCAACAGCTTGTCACGGTTCTTCCAGTAGTACACCTTCTGCGAAGTCTTCTGCCGCTGCTTGGCATCAGACAGTTTGCGCTTGGCTTGGTCTTTCTGGGATTCTTCTGCCTTGACTTCCGTCACTGGTGTGGGAACCACAACTGCAGGCTCACGCTTACGATTTAAATCATTAAGGGCAAGACCTTGATACATCACTGCTTCTTGCAAATGCCCGAATGAACTTTGCAGATTAGCTAGTTGCACTTCCTTTAAAGCCAGCAATTCTTCCAGTTTGTTTAAACGTGCAAAAATATTAAGTTTCATGTTCTTTCTCCGTTATTACTTGACGTACATCTTGCGAGCCGTATAAAAGCCCGCTACATAAAAGATAGCAGCAGCAACAATGCCGCCAATACCCATGAGGATTTCAAAAACTATCATTTGGCAATCTTTGGCAGTGGGTAAGGAACTTTGTTAGTGGGCTGGCAGTGACCATCATCAGAGGCAAAAGGTTTGGTTTTGAAGTCTGCATCTTCCAAACATCCTGTATTGCCGGATACGGTGGAACACTTGACCTTGATCAACTTGGTCTTCTCAGAGTTTACAAACTCCATCGTTGACCAGCCGTCACCTTGGGGACAGACATTGTTCTGCGTGGAGTCACCGCGACCCACAATGTCCCAGCCCTTGTACAGGACGTTCTCTTGCCGATAGCGTTGTGCATTCCACATGGCGTTCTCACGCGCAGTGCCTTTGGCTTCCTCCAGCGAGGCAAAGCTAACTTCCTTGTTGCCGCAGGCTACCAATGTCAGGGCTGCGGCGATTGTGATAATGTTTTTCATGTTGTTTCCTTGGTTTGTTTAATTTCAAGCACAGCTACTGGCATCGCCTTGGTAATC